CTCAGGCAAGGATGCGACCAAAGGATTGCGCGGTCACAGCTCATTATTAGGCGCCGTGGACACGCAACTGGAGCTGCAGAAACTTGACGTAACAGTCAAGAAGGAAGGTGTAGCGGGGCAGGGAATCATCACCATCAGTAAGCAAAAGGATGGCCAGGACAACATCAAATTCGGGTTTGAGATGGTGCAAATTGACACCAGCGGTGGGCTAAACCTGGGCGAATCCCTGTCATTAGCGGTCAGGGAGCATCAGGAAATGATTGACGAACAACACAAGAAACCGAAGCCACCGCCACTAAGAACGGGGGCTGGCGGCATCCAAAAGCAGGCGCTGGACGCCTTGCACAAAGCGATTTCGGAGTTTGGGGAGATGCGGATAATTGACGGAAAGCGCAATAAATCAATCTACACTGAGCAGTGGCAGCAAGCGTTTGAGGTGGCCCAGATGGACAAAGCAGGCATCAAAAGGCGGTTTACGAGGTGCGTCCAGAGCCTTCAGAACGCCAAAAGGGTGGAGGTTTTTGATCCTTTTGTGTGGGTGATTTGGGATGATAGTGACCAAAATGGCGGGGACTTTTAGCCGTTTTCGGGTGGCTAAAAAGGTTACAGATTTGATTAGTGACAAATGGAGCCAAATGGTGAGCCAAATGGACGGATGAGAGGAAAAACGTGAAATTTGCCAAATGGGACAAATGGGACAAATGGATGCCAAATGGATGCCAAATGGTGAGCCAAATGGAGAAAAATGGTGGTTTGCATAGATTTGGTGCAGTTTTGCCAAATGGGAGAGCGTATGTCTTAATATACGCTCCCATTTGGCAAATTACCAAATGCCCGAGGTTGTGTTTTTTAGGATGATGTAATGGCTACAAATAAGCGTAAAGTTTTGACAAGTATTGAGGTCAGGCAGCCGAGCTTTCCAGCGGATCGGTTTGAGGTGTTTCGGAATGCGGTTTTGGTGGAGCTGGAAAATCGGAAGAAAGACCATGATGCGAAGTGGGGTATTGATAGACTGATTTGGTTGGTGAGTACTGAGTTGCGGGAAAAGGTCTGGGCGCAGCTCCAGCGCGTTTACCTGGCACAGGAGTCTCGGGACGATGAGAAGATGGCCAAGGCCGTTAGCGGGATGTGTAAGGCTTACGATGCGATGGAGGCTTGGGCGACAGCGAACAACGTGGAGCAGGTAGCCGATGTGCGCCAGATCGAATGGCGGCAGCCGGACGGGGTAATCTTTGTGGTGGTGCCCGACGAAAAGGCGAAGAAGGTTTATTTGCAGGCTTGGCCAGGCACTGTGGACAGAATTGTTTGGACAATCCAAGAAATTGCGATAATAGTCAACAAGCAGGCACAGGGGCAGATCAACGAGCTCAAGAGACAGTGGCCAGGGAGTCAACTGGTTTCGGTCGGCGGGCCTAGCGGGTTTGATGACATGGAAAATGATATTGACATGGTGACGCCGAGCAGGACGCCGAAGCTGTTTGATACAAAGGCTTTTGCGAAGGCTTAAAACGTGCCAAATAGCCTCTTTGCGATGGTTGGTGGTACTTGGGTGCTGGATGCGGACAAAGTGGCAGCATCAGCGGCAAAAGGGCAGAGTGGCAACGTTATGCGCTTTTTGCATACATTTAGTTAAATTACGCGCACGCGCTGGGGGTAATCGATGAAGGCAATAGCCGAAAAGATGACAAAAACAGGTGCAATCATGGGCAGACCAGTGAAATGGCCGCCCGATCACCCAGTTTGGAGTGAAATCATTGATCGGGTGTCGGCTGGCAAAAGCGTGAGCACGGTGCTGTCTGAGAAGGGAATGCCTAACTGGACGGTGTTCCAGGCTATGCTGGCGCACGATGCCAGCTTGAACGCTGCCTATGAGAAGGCGGTTCAAAACCGCGCAGACAAGCTAGCCGACGAAATACTTGAGCTCTCTGACGAGCAGATGCCTGAGGGGCTGGAAGGCGCTATGGCGTCTGCCTGGGTGCAGCAGAAGCGGATGCAGGTGGACGCGCGCAAGTGGATCGCTAGCAAGCTCAAGCCGAGGACGTATGGCGACCGCATTGACATGACGGTGAGGGACGAGCGCATCAGCGTGCTCGGCGCGCTCGAGGCGGCGCAGGCCAGGGTGCAGACATTGCAGCTGGATAACGTCACCGACATCACGCCCAAGGTTGTGGATAAGTCCAGCTGATACGTTTGTACTTTATACAACGGGCGTTATGTTAAGTACAAGGGCTGTGGATAACCCTGTGGACAACTCTACCCTTGGGCGCATGGCACGATTCCTGCCCATCCGCCAATCCCGCCGAGCCCCCCGGGTAGGGCCCGCTGGAAATGGCCAAGGAACGGGTGGGTTCGTAAACAATTTTTATTTTTTATAAATTTGTGGTAAAAACCGCCCTATGCCCATATCCAACGCCATGATCCAAGCCACGCCACGCAACGCGCTCCTTGGTGGGTTGTCCGACTTTCTTGCGCAGAGTTACTCGCCAGAGCGTACGCAGCATATGCAGGGCATAGCTAAGTTTTTAAGTGCGCCTGAGATCAGCCGGACGCTGGATAGGTTGTCTTACGGCGAGCCCCTGACCACTGGAGCCGGAGGGCTTGGCGGCACGACAAGGTTTAACAATGACGCGCTGGACGCGATGATGGCTGTGGCGCCGATGGTTGGGCCTGGTGCTAAAGTGTTTAACAACAGCGCGTTAACAGTTGGCCGCGCCGGTGAGCGCTTGGCTGAGAAGGTGGTTCCCCAGATCATGGAGCGCGGCGGCTTGCCTGCTGAGATGCTTGGAGCAATGGGGCAAAGTACAACTTCAAACATGGCTGAACGTGTTGGCAAGTTAAAAGCAATTGAAGCATTGTTTCCTGGCAAGACTGAGGCAATGTTGTCGCCCGCGGAAAAATCTGCGTTGACAAAGTACAAATCAATTTTGGATACACCCGCTGTTATGCGTCGAGAGCAGGCTAGGCTGTTTGGCACTGGTGATATTGTGCAGCCCTCGCTAAATGTGGCGCAAGAATTTGGTGTGCATCCTAATACTTTGTTGAATAAATATGCTGTCCCGATTTTGTGGGACACATCAGCCACTGGTGGAAACGTCACGCAAATTGCCGGCATTCCATTGACGCAAGGTTTGAAAGATGCAACACCAGCTTTTGTTCAGCGTCAAGGCGGCAGGCTTTACCCGTATATACAAGAGAATTTACAACAAGGCGTTGGAGGGGCTTCTAACGTGTCGGCGCAATCGTCCAAGATTAATAATTTAAACAAGTTTAGTGATCTTGGCGATACCATTGGTGTGCAGATGAATTTAGCGCCAAGCGGCATTAATTTTTCGCATCATGTGGCCGAGTCTTATGTGGGTGCTTTAAATGCTATCAAACCTTCGCGTGAAGCGTTAAGTTCATTTAGGGATGCGGTAAGAAACACTAAAGTCCAAGACCCAATTACTAAAGAAATTTCATACCCTTATAGTAATTTCCCTGGTTTGGATAGCCCAAACATTCGTGAGATTATGGCTGAAGGGACAAAAGAATACAGCCCAGGCAACATACGCAAAGCAATTGCTGAAGTTGGGTCTACTGCTTCAATGGAAAAACAAGGGTTCCCACGCTGGCAAGATATTTACAAGGTAATGAGTGAGCCTGGCGCTGAAACTGGCATGGCGCACACATTGTTGGAAGTTCAGCCCAAAACTCAAATGGTTACGCCGGATTTTCAGCATGGTTCATACAATGCTGGCCTTAAAGCAAAACTTATGGGTTCTTTTCAAAATGCCGCAGGTAATGTTGTTGGTGTTCCAGATTATTTAATGTTGCCAAAAACATTTGCCGAAAGGCAGGCGCAAGGAAAGACTATTAGCAACATTCGCACATCTTTGCTAAAAAGCCATCATGGCGAGAAGCTAGACCAGCAAGCAATTGACAACATTGCTAAATATTTGGGGTACCAGGTTGATTAAGAACCTGCAAATGCTCTTTTTCTTTGGCCAGTTCTTCAATCAACTGGTTGACAATTTCCAGCCTCATGGCGTCGGTTTGACTCCAAAACGCCTCTGGCATTCGCAAATACGCTGAATTGTTGGAAAAGTTGAAACCACAGTATGCAACTACTTTTTTCATTGATGGCCTCCAAAACTCCATCCTAACATAAAATTGACTACTAATGCAACTGCCCATCTACCGAGGTGAAGAAGAACAGAAGCTGATGACCGAGTTATGGTCACCGGCCATAGCCGACGACCTAGAGGCTTTTGTTTTGTATGCTTTCCCGTGGGGTGTAAAGAACACGCCCCTAGCCAAATTTACTGGCCCGAGGAAATGGCAGCGCGATGTTTTGCGTGATGTAACCAATCACATTAAGGCGCAAAAGGGTAAGGTTAACTATGACACCATTCGGGAGGCGGTATCCAGCGGGCGGGGGATTGGTAAATCAGCACTTGTCAGTTGGCTAGTTCTTTGGATGCTGACCACCCGAATTGGTGGCTCTGTGGTGGTTAGCGCGAACAGCGAGAACCAGTTACGTTCTGTGACGTGGGCCGAGCTCACAAAGTGGGCGGCGATGTTGATTAACTCGCATTGGTGGGAGATATCGGCCACTAAGCTGGTGCCTGCTACCTGGTTGACGGAACTGGTAGAGAGGGACTTGAAAAAGGGTACGCGCTATTGGGCCTGCGAGGGCAAACTGTGGTCTGCTGAGAATCCTGATAGCTATGCCGGCGTCCATAATCAGGACGGCATGATGCTGATATTTGACGAGTCCAGCGGTATTCCTAACCCGATTTGGGAGGTGGGCGCTGGCTTCTTTACGGAGAACACGCCCGATAGGTACTGGTTTGCTTTTAGCAACCCTAGGCGCAATGAGGGGTACTTCTTTGAGTGCTTTCACGCCAAAAGGGATTTCTGGAACAGCCGTACCGTAGACGCGAGGACTGTGGAGGACACGGATAAAGCTATTTATGAGCAGATTATTGCCGAGTACGGCGAGGATTCCTCCCAGGCCAAAGTTGAGGTTTACGGTGAGTTCCCGTCGGCGGGCGAGGATCAGTTTATTAGCCCTATGCTGGTAGATGATGCCGCCAAGAGGCCCAAGTACAAGGATTTGACTGCGCCTATTGTTGTGGGGGTTGACCCAGCTCGGGGCGGCGCGGATTCGACGGTGATTGTTGTGCGCCAAGGCCGCGACCTTGTGGCCATTAAGCGGTATCAGGGCGAGGACACGATGACGATTGTGGGGCGCGTCATTGAGGCGATTGAGGAATTCAAGCCTGTTTTGACTGTGATTGACGAGGGCGGGCTGGGGTACGGGATACTGGATCGGCTGACCGAGCAGCGGTATAAGGTGCGCGGGGTCAACTTTGGGAATAAGGCTAAGCAGTCAATTGCTTTTGGCAATAAACGCGCCGAAATGTGGAATGAGATGAGGAATTGGCTAAAATCTGCTAGTATCCCGCCCGATAGGCAGTTAAAAGCGGATTTGACTGGCCCTGCCAAGAAGCCCAATTCGGCAGGCACTATTTTCCTTGAAGGGAAAAAAGAGATGAGAGCACGAGGGTTAGCATCACCTGACGCAGCCGACGCGCTGTGCGTGACGTTTGCCTTTCCTGTGGCTCACCGCGAGTATACTGAGCCCACTAGGCGCGTAAACGCGCAAAATAGTGGTGTACATACTTCATGGATGGGGTCTTAATATGCCTTTAGTTAAGTCGAAATCACCAGAGGCTTTCCGCAAGAACGTGAAGGCCGAGGTTGCTGCTGGCAAGCCCGTCAAGCAAGCCGTGGCGATAAGTTATGCGGTAAAGCGCGAGGCTTCCAAGCCAGCCCCAACTAAAAAGAAATGACATGGCTGATTACACAGGCATAGCAGCCGCCGGTGCGGTAGCCAACGGAGGCGGTCAGAAAGACAGCACTTCTAACGTACTAGCCACCGCCCGCAGCCGATTGGATATGGCGATTTCGGCGTTGTCCGAAAGCCGCGAAGATGAGATTGACGACCTGCGGTTCTACGCCGGTAGCCCAGATAACCAGTGGCAATGGCCCGCTGATGTATTGGCCACTCGCGGGGCTGTGCAGGGCCAGACGATCAACGCCCGCCCATGCTTGACCATCAACAAACTGCCGCAGCACGTCCGGCAAGTAACCAATGACCAACGTCAAAACAGGCCAACTGGCAAGGTTATTCCAGCCGATGACCACGCAGACATTGACGTCGCAGAAGTATTTAACGGCATGGTCAGGCATATTGAGTACATCTCGGACGCAGATGTCGCTTACGACACCGCCTGCGAAAACCAAGTCTCCTACGGAGAAGGCTACATCCGTCTCCTGACTGAGTATTGCAGCGACGATACCTTTGACCAAGACATCAAAATTGGCCGGATTCGCAATTCGTTTTCGGTCTACATGGACCCAACCATCCAAGACCCGTGCGGCTCGGATGCCAAGTGGTGTTTTATCACCGAGGACATCACCAAAGACGACTATGTGCGGATGTACCCCAATTCGGCGCCCATTACGACGCTGCAATCTTTGGGTGTAGGCGACCAAAACCTGTCCCAGTGGCTTAATGAGGACACGATCCGTATTGCTGACTACTATTACGTTGATTACGACAAGGGCACTTTGAATCTGTACCCTGGCAACGCCACGGCGTTTGACGGGACGCCCGAGGACAAGCAGTTGCGGGCCATTTATGGCAAGCCCAAGAAGTCGCGTCAGTCTGACCGGCCACGGATCAAGTACTGCAAGATCAACGGGTACGAAATCCTTGAAGAACGCGAGTGGGCGGGTAAATATATCCCCGTTGTACGCATTGTCGGCAATGAATTTGAGGTTGACGGGCGCCTGTATGTCTCTGGTTTAGTGCGTAACGCCAAGGATGCCCAGCGGATGTACAACTATTGGGTGTCCCAAGAGGCTGAGATGCTGGCTTTGGCGCCCAAAGCACCGTTTATTGGGTATGGCGGCCAGTTTGAGGGCTACGAAAACCAATGGAAAACAGCCAACACGACCAACTGGCCGTATTTGGAGGTAAACCCTGACGTAACCGATGGACAAGGTTCCATCTTGCCGTTGCCCCAGCGTGCACAGCCGCCGATGGCCTCCAGCGGTCTGTTGCAGGCGAAAGCTGGTGCCTCTGAGGACATTAAATCGTCCACTGGCCAGTACAACGCTTCTTTAGGTATGACATCCAACGAGCGCAGCGGCAAGGCTATCCTTGCGCGGCAGCGCGAAGGCGATGTTGGGACTTACCACTATGGTGACAACCTAGCCCGTGGCGTGCGCTACCTGACACGCCAACTGATTGACCTGATCCCCAAAATCTACGACACCCAGCGCATTGCGCGGGTGATTGGCGAGGACGGCGAGACGAGCATGGTCAAAATTGACCCGATGCAGCCCGAGCCGGTCAAGAAGATTGTTGACCAGCAGGGCATCGTGATTGACAAGATTTACAATCCTGGCGTTGGCAAGTACGACGTTGTGGCCACCACCGGCCCAGGCTACGCGACCAAGCGCCAAGAGGCTTTGGAGGCGATGGGCCAACTGTTGCAGGGCAACCCGCAACTGTGGCAGGTAGCCGGTGATTTGTTTGTCAAGAACATGGATTGGCCAGGCGCCCAAGAGATGGCCAAGCGGTTTGCCAAGACGATTGACCCCAAACTGATGCAAGACGGCGACAAGCCGCCCGAGTTGCAGGCCGCTGAGCAGCAAATCCAGGCGATGGGCCAAGAGATGGAGCAGATGCACCAGATGATTGTGAATGCTGGCAAGTCTATTGAGGCGCAGGATATGCACCGCAAAGATTTTGAGGCCCAGGTCAAGGCGTACCAAGCCGAGACGCAGCGCATTTCCGCTGTGCAGGCGTCCATGTCGCCCGAGCAGATTCAAGACATTGTGCTGGGCACCGTCCACGGCATGATTACCTCTGGCGACTTGGTATCTGAGATGCCAGGGCGCGATATGGACACCGGCCCCGAGATGCCACAAGAAGGCATGGAGCAACAACCTATGGGAATGCCACAATGAAAGCCGCAGATTTTGTAGGAATGCTATTCCTAGCCCGCGACGTGGCGCACAGCGTCCACTTGAACACGCGCAGCTACTCCAAGCACGTTGCGCTCAATACCTTCTACGACACCATCATTGACCACGCCGATGCGTTTGCAGAAGCCTACCAAGGCCGTCATGGCCTGATGGGGCCAATTACGCTGCATTCGGCCACCAAGACGGCCAACATTATTGACTTTTTAAAGAGCCAACTCGATGAAATCGAGAAAGTTCGCTATGAAGTGTGCGATAAATCTGATTCGTCGCTCCAGCAACTCATTGATAATATCGTAGAGTTGTACTTGACTACCCTGTATAAACTCCGCTTTTTAGCATAAGGAAACAATCATGGCTCTCTATAAACAAGGCAATGCAGACGCGCAGGTCAAAATCGGCGGCGGCAAGCTGTATGGTATTTTTATCTCCTCTACCAGCAGCGGAACTTTTGCGCTGTACGATAGCGCAACGGCTAGCACCAGCGACCCTAAAATAGCTAACACTGTGACCGTGACCGCAGGTACTCAGTATTTATCCTTCCCCGCTGGTATCTGGTTTAGCAACGGTCTGTACATTGACATTGCTAGTACCATTGAATATACAATCGTGTACGAATAAGGAGCGCCGCAATGGCAGATGTAAAGATTTCCCAACTGCCAGCAGCCACGACCCCTTTAAGTGGGTCTGAGGAAGTTCCGCTGGTTCAAAGTGGCGTCACTAAAAAGGCCACCGTTGCTAGCTTGAGCGTGTCTCAGACATTGCAGACCATCACCAATAACGGCGCAACCACAACCAACAATTCGACCTTCAACGGCGCCAATATTGGCACCTACAGCGGCGTCCCCGCTGTTACAACTGTTGGCTCCATAATTGGCTTGGCCAACTCCACTTACGCTGTCGGCTTATCTGGCAGCGCATGGGTTGGGACGAGCAACAACAGCATCAATTTAGGTTCTGTCGGTTTAAACTGGAATAACGTCTACGCCACAAACTACAACGTGGGTTCGGGTACGGCTACCATAGCGTCCTCGGGGAATAGTCTTATTCTTAACTCTGTAGCGTCTGCCGTTCCAGGCGCCGGTTTTAGCCCTGTTGTAGACAATTCGTACTATTTGGGCGGCGCCTCCCTTAAATGGAAAGGCTTGTATCTTAGCGACGGCAATATAAGCTGGAACTCCTACGCGATCCCAGCTCCAGCCGGAGGCACAACGACTTTCCTGCGCAACGACGGTACATGGGCTGTACCTCCAGGCAGCGGTGGCGGTACGGGTACGGTCACCAGCGTCGGCTCTGGAACAGGTCTGACTGGCGGCCCAATCACTACCAGCGGTTCATTGGCCATCAATTACGCTTACGGCGGTACTTGGACAGCCAATCAAAACTTCAATGGCGCCAGCATAGGTACATTTTCCACGGTGCCAGGCGTCTCCTCTGGTAGCGGCACAAAAATGACCCTGACCAACTCCACAAACCAATTGGTTTTGGATGCGGCAGACCTTTACGGCTTTACCGATGCGTCTACAAATCTAGGTAACGCCACCTATCGGTGGAATAACCTGTACCTTAAAAACAGCTTTTTTTGGAATGCCTACACTATTTCTGCGCCAGCCGGTAGCACTACCACGTTCTTGCGTAACGACGGGACATGGGCTACGCCTCCTGGCAGCGGTGGGTCAGGGACTGTTACCTCGGTTTCAGTAGTCACAGCCAACGGCTTTGCGGGAACGGTGGCCACGGCTACCACCACCCCTGCTATCACACTCACTACTAGCATTACTGGCGTTCTCAAAGGCAACGGCACGGCAATTAGCGCGGCTACGGCTGGGACTGATTATTTGATTCCAGGCGGCGCTTTGGGCACCCCATCTAGCGGTACCTTGACAAACGCTACCGGCCTGTCATTGACAACCGGCGTCACTGGCGTACTGCCTGTAGTTAACGGAGGCACCGGCACTGCAACGCCTGCCTTGGTTGCCGGTACAAACGTAACCATTACTGGCACCTGGCCAAACCAGACGATCAACTCTACTGGAGGTGGCGGGTCTGGGACTGTTACCTCAATCAACGTATCCGGCGGCACAACGGGCTTGACTGCTACTGGTGGCCCGATCACTACGTCGGGGACAATTACTTTGGGCGGTCTTTTGGCTATTGCCAACGGCGGCACCAATGGCTCGGCAACGCCTACAGCGGGCGCCGTTTCTTACGGCACCGGCACAGCGTTTGCCTTTACGACTGCGGGAACATCTGGCTATGTGCTGCAAAGCAACGGGGCATCGGCCCCCACTTGGCGCACCCCAACTGAGTACGCAACAGTTACCGACGACACTACGACTGCCGCAGTGCGCTATCCGCTGTTTTCTAGCAGCACAAGCGGCAATCTGACCGCTGAATTTGTGTCGTCTACTAAACTTAAATACACCCCCTCAACAGGCGCGTTGACTGCCTCGCAGTTCATCATTGCACCATAAGGCGAAATCATGGGAAAACTTACATTTCAAGCGGCACTGGGTGGGACGGTAGATTTAGTCGGCCCTAATACGGCGTCTGCGGTAACTCTCAATTTGCCAGCTACGTCTGGCGATATTGTTGGCACAGGTTCTACTGGCGTTATTACAACCGGCATGATCTCGGGGCAGATTGCTGTTGCCCAAGGTGGTACTAACTCATCTACCGCCCAAGGTGCTATTAACACTTTGGCTGGTGCCGTTACTTCTGGTTCATA